AAAGCGACATATATTTTTCCTTGTTTTATTTTGTAACATTACTTTATCAATCATTGATTGACATATCGTCAAACAACAATTATAAGAACTTTATAACTAACAAAGGAGAAAATCAATGACTAAATCTTACATTTACAACAAAGACAGTTTTGAAAATTCTGTTGAAGTTGATAACTACCCTTGGGGATTTAAAAAGACCAAAAAAAGATTTTGGTTAGAAACTAATAAAAAAGGCACTAGATTGGTTTCATCAACTCAAAATCCTAAAAACGGTGAATGGTGTAAAGCTAAAGCTTCAACATATTCTCAAGTTGGGGTTTTAACATCAGAGATTATAGATGATAAAAACTTTATTTCTTGGCAAACTCTTTCAATTTACGCGAGTGATAAAGGTATTGTTGAATTTACTAGAGCAGTAGATGTTCAACAATTACCAAAAGAAGCTCAAAAAAAGATTTGTTTTCTTAAAGCTAAAAACCATGCCTGGAAAGGTGTAAAAGTAGAGTTTGTTTCAAACCCTACACCAGAACAATCTCAAAAGTTAAAAGAAAACGAAGAAAAAGCTAATAAATATTTAGCAGCTGTAGGCAGTAAAGCTTATAACACTTGTTTAATCAAAAATAACTTAAATTAACCTTCAATTACCTCGGGAGCCTTCTCTGGCTCCTGGGGTCTTCCCCAAGAAATAGTAATATTATTATCCGCCTTAACCTCCTGTTTAATTTTATCTCCAAATATTCCACTTGCTAGCTTACTTGCTAACCATCTCGCATGGTGCGCTAGTTCTCTAGTTTGTTGAAAGTATTTCGGGTCTTGAGGTTTAGTCAACATCTCGTGTATCTGGTCAAGGATGGTAAAAGTTCCAACCTCTCTCGCTTTCATTATCATTTTATGAAATTTATCGTCATCACGCATTTTACGGTAAACCACAGACAATGACGGATAGTTCTTATCCTTACATATTTCAGTTAAAGTTTTACCGTTTTCAAGCTTCTCTATAATATTTTCTGTTTTTTCTAATTGCATTTAAAATATACTCATCTGTTTTGTTTTTATATTGTGGTAAGTTTTTTAAGGAGTTTAGTTGTCCAGTAATCGAAGTAGGACCAGTAGACATTCCCGCATGAAACTTACATCTATAGTGTCCAGTTTTCATCAGATTGCCTTTACACCGACAGCGCACCGTAAACTTAGAACCCCTGGTGTAACTCTCGCATTGCTTTAGTAGTTTGTTACGACCAGGCATACCACATATAGTTTATTATTTTTTATAAGGTTTTTCTAAGTTTAGCAAGCATTAGGCTAATTTTTTAGTTTTTTTTTTAATCTCACCAGTTAACTTATGTTTTGTATATTCATTACCATCGGAACCCCTGTATTCTTCGTGCATCCCCCAGGATGCGTGATATTTTAATTTAATACCTTTGAACTCAATATCTTTATTCTGGCTTGGCAGGAAGGGTGTATTCTGAGAATAGTTATTTCTATAACTATAATTGTTATATGGTTTAATTACTTTGGTTTTATTAATACTTATAATATTTGATAACTCAGAGTTATAAAATTTGATAACTCTCGAATTTGTTAATAACTTCTCTTGTATTGGTAGCTTATATTCTAGTGTAGATTGTTTTCTTTTAGTCTGGATAATATTAAGCTTTTTTAGTCTGGCAATGGAACGGTAAACGGTGAGTTTAGAAAGTCCAACCCTGTCGGCTATCGTCTGAACTCGGGGATAACAAACCTTAGTCTTACGATTATAAAAACTAACCAAACCAAAATAAACCAACTTATCAGATGGGGTAAGTTTAGAGCTTTTTAATATACTCTCATCCGCTACAAAGAAACTCAAAACGGTACCTCAGCTAAAACACAGTCATTGCTGTGCCTCTCCTGCAGTATTTTTAGCATCTTTATAAATTCTGGGGGGTTCATAACCCTCAACTCACTTTCGACAGGTGTGAGCTTCTTAATGCGAAATCGAGTAACTTCATCATGTTGTGAACCAGGAGTATAAAAAACCAGGAATGATGGTACTTTACAGGCTATTGCAATTTTTTGAGTAACTGTGGTAGTCTTGTAAGTTTGTCCCTTATCAACCGCGGTTTCAAACATAGCCAGCGGCTCCTGGCATTTCTGACAAATCTCAATAAAATCCAAATCCAAACCTGCCAGACCATCGAATTTTCTATGGTACTCGCTGAAGTGATCGCCAATATTGAAATAATTATATCTAGCCAACTTTTTTAATTCCCTTCATTTTACAATAGCAATCACCGCAATAATAAGTTTTGTTTTCAATTACCACAGCAGGCTTTGAACACTTACAGACCTTCTTTTCTGAGATTGTCGATTGTGCTGTTGATTTTTTTTGTAAGTTCTTCAATTGCTTTATCCTTATGATCTATAATTTTTTTAAGTTCTTCAGCTTCTTTTTTATGAACCAGATTTTGTTTTTCTAAATCGTTTGGTCCTTTATCATTTTCATTTAAACGATCATTTAGACTCATAAAGTACCTCCACTTTTTTTATTACTGAATTAGGTATTACGTTCCTATTGCCAACCTCCGTTCCATCGTTATCAGTAGACCAATCAGAACAAATAATAGTATTTTTTTTATTCTTTTCGATAATAAAACCCGTGCTATAGCAAATTGCAACATTGTCTTTTTTTGCTGCATCAACATTTTTCCAGTCATTGAAAGAACAAATATCTTCCCAGGTAATTAATACAAACTTTTTAAACTTCATAAAAATCTTTTATGGTAACTTTATTTTTGGTAGCTGATTTTATTTTTTCGATCATTATTGGTCTTGGTATTCTAGAACCAGTACACCAACGATGAACCGTACTTGATGCAGTTTTACTTTTTAAACCAATTAGATCAGCTAAAGCTTTGAAAGTTAATTTTTTTGAAATTCTAAACTTATTTAATTGCATATTTTGCTTATAGTTATTTTTGACAATTTGGCAAACTAATTTAAACACACCTATTAAGAGTAATTATTAATATTAATGTTTACATGATGTTCTATTATAGTTAATGGTTCGTTCAATGGATTTAGAAAATAAATTAAAAAATATTCTAAAAAAATCTAATATCGAAACAGAGCTTCCAGAATGGTCTAAGTTCTATAATTGGAACCATCACTCACCATCTCAAATAAATTTAAATGATGATTTATTTTGTTTTAAATATTTTTACTTAACTGAAAAAGAAAGAGCTAAATTTAAACCTAATGCAAAAATGGTTGCAGGTGCAACTATAGGTCAAGCAGTAGCTCAAATATTTGCAAAGAAAATCTATAATAGAAATAAAAAACAATTTTTTAAAACAGAGGAAACTAAATTTGATGACAGTTAAAAAAGATGAAATATTTAAATTAGCAAACCAAGCTTATGATACTTACAAACCATTAAATGAGTTTGATGGTTATGAGTACAACAATAACAAAGAAAATTTATTAGAAGTTTTACAACAAACTATAAAAGGAATTGAAGAAATTGGTTTATCAGGCAACATAGTTGCAGAAAGACCTGTTAAACATAAATTTCCTGGCTGTGTTCTTCCAGTTTCGGGACAAATAGATTTATGCGATGATACAAAATTTATTGAAATTAAAACCAAATGGAGAAGGAGAACAGGTAAATATAAATCAGATGGTACTCCAAGCTTTAGTATAGTTCAACCAAAACCATTTGATGATTATTTTTTACAAACTGCTTTTTATTATTTTGCCACCAAGCTTGAGCCATATTTATTAATTGTAAATGAAGATAGCTATAACATATATACCAAAGAAAATTGTAAAGAGCTGCAAGATGACAATTTAAAAAGAATAGCACTTAAAATAAGACAAACATGTTTAAGAAGGGAGCGCCTGGCGGAAAGACACACAGGAACCCACAATTGGACCCAAGATATTAACTTAGATTTATCCAACTTTAAATGGGATGATGAACACAAAACAGTAGCAGAGCAACTATGGAACGAAAACCTTTTAACATCTACCAAATAAATTTATTTAAAAACAAATATAATTTTGGTAAAAATAAAATTAGAGCCACCAGCAGAATTATCGTTCTTTCATTTGCGATAATTATTTTGCTCCCTCTGTTAGTTAACTATGGCTCTGATCTGTGGGATATTGCATCTTTCCTTTTCAACAATGTCCCACAGTAAATAATTATGATTAATATGACTCCTAAAGAATACTTAGAAACTTTAATTAACAATAAACAATGTTATGATTTAGATAATGGCAAAGTAGCCTTATATCATAAAGATATAGAACAAATGGCAGGATATTTTGATGTGTCTGTTGATGTAGATATTAAAACTGCAGACGGTAAGATTAGATTTGCAATCTGTAAAGCAATCGCAACAAATAATGGTAATAATAAAAAATATTCTAGCTTAGGTGAAGCTCATCCAGATAATAATGGCTTTGAATATTTTGTAGCTGTTGCAGAAAAGAGAGCTGTTGATCGTGCAATCTTAAAAGCGCTGCACTTACATGGAGATGTTTTATCTTTTGAAGAATTAGATTTAAGAAATAAATCAAAAAAACAAACAATTAAAAAAACA